GCAGACACTGAACGTGTTGATGTTAATCAAGGTGGCCAGCCTGATGTTGAATACGGTGGTGTAGTCACTCGCGGTGATGAGCTGGTACCAGATGCAAATGGTAAAGCGATTAAAGCTGCACCAGCTGCAGGTGCCAATGTTCGAATTGTTGGTTTCGCTGCCGTGAGCGCCGTTGCCGGTGATATCGGCCCAATGGATTATGCGCCTGGCGTAATGCAAGGTTAATAAAAAAATAAATTAAATATTAATTAGGAGTAAATAATTATGCCAGCACCGTTTCCTATTCAACCAGACTTAACAGCCATTTCAATTGCGTATAAAAACAAAAAAATGATTGCTGATGAAGTTGCGCCCCGTGTTCCAGTGAATGCAGAAGAGTTTAAATATCTTAAACACAATCTGGAAGAAGGCTTCACTGTTCCTGACACTAAAGTGGGACGTAAGTCTGCACCAAATGAAGTGAGCTTCTCTGCTACTGAAGAAACAGAATCAACTGAAGATCATGGCCTTGACGATAAAATTCCTCAAAAAGATATCGACAACGCACCAGAAAACTATGATCCACTGGGTAAGTCTGTTGAACAAACTTCAAACCTCATTGAGTTGGGTCGTGAAGTGCGTGTAGCCAACATGGTTTTCAATGCTGCTAATTATGCTGCAGGTAACCAGCAAACATTAGCCGGTGTTAATCAATTCAATGATATTGCGAACTCAAAACCAATCAATATAATTATGGATGCGCTAGATAGCATGGTAATGCGTGGCAACATCATGACCATTGGTCGTCCAGCTTATTCAGTTTTGGCACGCCATCCTGATATTGTTAAAGCTGCTCATGGTAACAGTGGTGATAAAGGTGTTGCGCATCGTCAAGCAATTATTGAGTTGTTTGAGCTTGAAGACATTCTGGTTGGTGAAGCACGAATCAACACTGCGAAAAAAGGTCAAGCTGCTGCACTGCAACGTGCATGGGGCAAACACATCAGCTTGCAATATCGTGACGTGATGGCTGATACCCGTAGCGGTATGACCTTTGCTTTAACAGCACAGCACGGAACTCGTGTTGCAGGCACTAAAGAAGATTCTGATATCGGTTTACGTGGTGGCCAACGTGTCCGTGTTGGTGAGTCTGTTAAAGAACTCATTACTGCGAATGACTTAGCGTACTTCATTCAAAACGCAGTAGCGTAAAAGTATAACCCTAAAAGAAGCGAAGGCGTTGACCTGGTCATGTGGAGCTCCACATGACCAGAGAGCCAATAACCGGAGAAATAATCATGAGTACTTCTAAAACTAAATACCAAGTTGTTCATCGTTTATTAATGGACAAACAGTATGAAGCTGGTGACCCCATTACATTAAGTGATGAAGATGCCAAGCCATTGCTGGAAACTAATCCACCCGTTATCAGTTTACCAGGCAAAAAAGTGGAGTCATCTTCCGGCAATAAAACAAACGTTGTGAAATTAAAAACAGCACCAGAAGAAAATGCTGAACGTATCACGGCCATCAAAGAAGCCATTGGTCAGTTAAATAAAAAAGATGAATCTCATTGGACAAAAAACAATGAACCCGATGCAAACGTGTTGACTGAAATGCTGGGCTGGAAAGTAAAAGCTGAAGAACGCGATCAGGCATGGATGGAAATTCTTGAAAGTGCAGGCCAAGGCTAACTGAATGTATACATCTGCATTACAGCTATTAGATTTATTTGGCGACAAGGAAGTCGCTTTATTATCTTCTGACAACCAAGCGGTTGACGAAGCATTAATTCGTTTAACGGTTGAAGAAGGTGATCGTTCAGCTTATAGCGCAGCAGACATTGCCGCCGCTGACCAGGCATTGGTAAAAATTAATAAAGCCCTTACAGGTGCAACAAATTTTATTAACTCATACATCAGCCCTCGATACACGCTGCCTTTAACCCAGCCGGTGATTGATAGCAGTTCGTTAGTTGATGTATGCGCTGATATTGCACGACACCGTTTAAGCGATGACCGTGTAACTGAAGAAATTGAAAACCGTTTTGTACAGGCGCGTTCATGGTTGCGTGATATCTCAATGAACAAAGCAAGCCTGGGTGAACAAGACACGGGTACCGCAACAGCACAAGGCCGCATTAAAACGGGTCAAGGTCAAAGTAAAACTGACTGGGGGACATTTTAATGAGTGTTCGTTTAGTCCACAGCATTAATGATATCGCTGCCCGTGAATTTTTATCACGGCTTAGTGATGTTGATACCCGTCCAATGTTTGATGAAGTTGGTGGCTATTTAGATAGTGAAGTTGCTCGCCGTTTTATTAGTGGCGAAGACTGGGAAGGTAACGCATTAATACCAAGCCAGCGTGCATTAAAAGAAGGTGGAAAAACACTTGTTGATTTTGGACACTTGCGTGACTCATATACACACAATGTTTTCATTGATGGTTCCGGTGTTGAGCATGGTTCAGATATGGTCTATGCCGCCATTCAACACTTCGGTGGAAAGACAGGCCGCAACCAGTCAGTTGAGCTGGATGCGCGACCAGTTATGGGTATTAATGCCGATGATGAAGATGAAATTAATTATATTGTTGATGACTTTTATCAGTCGGTGGTGAATGGTTAATGATTATTTTAACCACTCAACAAATTATTAATTTAATCAAAGCCAGCGCACTTAAAACCAAGTTGCGTGATGTTGATGAATTACCTGGTCGATTAACTGATGAGGTATTAAACCGATGGATGACAACAACACCGTCTGTTTATGTTGCTTTTGTCGGTGGGCGTGAAGCGGGTGATTCTAACGATGCCGCTTTTAATGCCAGCTGGGTTGTTTATGTTGTGACCGATCCAAAAAACGATGCCCGTGTAATTGGGCCAGACGATATTTTGAATGTGATGGTGCCAGTATTACATGGTGCAACGATTACTGATGTTGGCACATTACGCGCCAGCCGTATTGATAATTTATTTTCAATTAAAAAAGATAAAAAAGGTGCGCGAGTTCATGCGGTGACTTTGACTATTCCTAACTTTACTTTTGAATACACGATGGACTTAAACGCACTGAATAATTTTGAAACGTATCACGCTGAACATTCAATGGCACCAGGTAATGATGAACCTGCTGCAGTAGATAATGTAACACTCGACCAATAAGGAATTTTAACCATGAACCAGCCAGTGAAAATTTTTGTAAAACCTGCCCACGAAAAAGTATTGGTGCGTAATCCAGGGCGTAACCGTCATTTAAAAATTGAAGGTGAGTTTGTCACTTACGATGCTTATTGGTTGCGCCGTATCAATGATGGTGATGTTGTTAAAGCAACTGAACCTAAGAAAAACAAAAGTAAAACTAACCAGGAGTAATGAATCATGCCTATTGCATTTAATGAAATCCCAGCAGCCCTTCGTATTCCTGGTACGTTTATTGAGTTTGATAATCGCCTTGCCGGTAATGCTGCAATTAACTTTAAAGTGCTGGTCATTGGTCAGCGTTTAGCGACCGGTACGGTTGCGGCTGATATCGCCACGCGTGTTAATACCGGTGAGCAAGCTGAAGAATACTTTGGTCGCGGTTCAATGTTAGCCGAGCAAATCAAAGCGATTAAAAATGCTGATAAGTTTATGGAAACGTATGCCATTGCATTAGATGAAGCCGGTGCAGGTGCAGCTGCTGCGGGAACCATCACGGCAACGGGTAATGCGACGGGTTCAGGTACCTTTGCCATTTACATTGCCGGTAAAAAAGTTTTAGTCGGTGTCGCTTCAGGTGACACTGCAGATGAGATTGCAACGGCGATTGCCGCAGCCATTACAGCAGACACAACCTTACCCGTGAATGCGGTTGTGAATGGTGTGACTACTAATCAAGTTGATCTCACTTGTAAGTGGAAAGGTGAAACGGGTAACGACCTTGACCTTCGTATGAATTATTACGATGAAAAAACACCTAAAGGCACGATGATAAGTTTTGGTGCGATGGCCGGTGGTACCACGAACCCAGATGTTACCGCGACCATCGCTGCTATTGGTGATGAATGGTACAACTGGATCGTCATGCCGTTTACCGATACTGCAAACTTAGTTGTGTTAGAGACAGAGCTAAATAGTCGTTGGGGCCCAATGCGCCAGATTGGTTGCCGTGCTTTTGCTGCATATCGCGGCACTCATGCCGCTACGGGCACCTATGGTAATAGCCGTAATAATCCACATGTAACGTCGATGGGTACAAATATATTGCCAACACCTCCTTATATCTTTGCCAGCATTAACGCAATTGTTGACGCAAAGTATTTATCAATTGATCCTGCTCGTCCACTGCAACGTCTTCCCTTACCTGGTGTAATGGCACCACCTAAAGAAGTACGCTGGACAGATACCGAGCGTAACCAGTTATTGTTTGATGGTATCGCAACCTACACGGTGGCCAGTGATGGCAGCGTTCAGATTGAACGTCAGATTACCATGTATCAATTAAATACATCGGGGATTTCTGATGACAGTTATCTTGATATCAACACACCTGAAACATTGGAACGTATTCGGTTTGAACAACGGGCGATGTTTGCTCAAAAATATCCACGTCATAAATTAGCTGATGACTCCATGCGAGTCGCGCCCGGTCAACCAGTGATGCAACCCAAGGTCGCAGTAGTTGAATTATTATTACTATACAAAGAAATGGAAGACAAAGGTTGGGTGCAAGACTATGAAGGCTATAAAGCAACCGTAAGAGCTGAAGTAGATGTTAATGATCCCGCACGGCTGAATATTTATGACTCACCGAAACTAGTTGGTCAAATGCGAGTCACCGCTGTTCATAACGAATTCCGTCGTTAATCAAAAGACTTAGGAGATAAAGAATCATGAGTGGTCAAATTACAGGAAAAGTTACGATTCGTTTTGATGGTGTCGTTATTCCCACCGAGAACCAGGCAACGTTAAACCCAGGTGGCGTTAAACGTGAGCCGGAAACACACGGTGGCCGCACTTATTTTAGTGAGGCTGAAGAAGCACCAATGCTCGATTGCACCGTGCTTCAAAACAAAGATTTTGATGCCATCGAGCTAACCAATATGTCTGGTGCCACAGTTATTTTTGAAGCGGACACGGGTCAGCAATACATGATGCGCAAAGCCTTCACTACTGAACCTGTTTCATTTGAAGGCAGTGGTAAAGCACCTTTGAAAATTTCATGTGAACAACTGGATAAGGTGTAAGGCATGAGTGTGATTAAAGTTCCTTTAATACACGGTTATAAGACGGGTGAAAGCATTTTAAAAAATGCTTTCATTCGCCCTTATACCGCCGCTGATTTAATGGAAGCTGAAGAAGAGTCTGAAAGACTAATATCAGCACTTAATTCTGAAGATGAGCTTGAGCATAAGCTTGTATTGAGCCCTGCTTTATATGGACGCAATATTTTTCGCCGACAGATTGTACGCATGGATGATGTAAGTGGGCCGTTTACAATTTCTGAGCTTACAAAGAATTTACATCTTGATGATTTTGTTTTGTTGCAGCAAAAAACAGAAGAACTTGATGCTGCATCTATTGCAAAAGTTGCGACCAAAGAGATAACCGAAAAGGGAAAGCCTTAGCGGGGTTACTTCCCCGCGTTGAAGATATCTGTTTGGCCATATCAAGCGTTGCAGGTTTGAAATTAAACGACGTGCACCACCTTTCGATTTATAAACTATATAAATATTGGCGTTATATAAATGCAGAATGAACTTCTAACATCTATTATTGTTAATCTTAAGGGAAACCTTGGACGCCAAGCCAAACGCAACGAACAATATATTGATCGTTTTGCAAAAAACAGCAGTCGTAGTCTTAAAGGGTTGCGTCGTAATACCAGAGCAACAAGCAACTCTTTCTCTGGCATGGGTAAAAAATTAGCAGCAATGGCAACCGCTGCTGCTGCCATACGTTCTGCCAATAAAGTTATCGAGTTCGATGCAAATCTCACACAACTACAAACTGATGGTCAGGCTACAGCAGAACAGATAGCTAAACTAAAAAAAGAATTAATTGAACTGGCTAATGATCCAAGCATTCGCCTGGATAAAAGCATCTTGCTTTCTGGCTTCGATAAAATCATTGCGCAAACAGGAGATTTCCCTAACGCACAAAAAAACCTTCGTAATCTTGCTCAATTTATCAGAGCAACCGGTGCTGCTGGTGAAGATGCAGGAGCAATGATTGCCATTGCATTTAAAAATGGATTAAAAGAAGTTGATCAAGTTCAACAGTTTTTAGGTGTTCAATACAAACAAAGTTTAACGGGGTCAGTTCCTCTTCGTGAAATTGCTAAAACAGGTAAAGGATTATATTCACCTGTTACTGCAAGTGTTGGTGCAAGTGCAGAAACTTTAAGTGATGCAGGCGCTGTTGCACAAATTACAATTGATGCGGTGAAGTCTGCCGATGAAGCAGCTGAAGCAATAAAATCACTTGTATCTGCATTAAACAAAAAAGAAGTACAAAAAATACTCAGTGGCGCAGGTATTGAGACAAGAAAGAAAGACAGCGTATTGCTTCGTCCATTACCTGATTTAATTCCTGAAATATATAACGCAGCAAAAGGTGACTTCGGAAAACTAGGTAAGTTATTCGGCGAGTCAGGCGTAAAAGTGTTTCAAGGCTACTCAAAACCAAGAGGCGCTGAACGTCTGATCGAATTAAGAAACATAACTGCAGATGGCAGCTTGATTGAGAAAAACGCACGTATTAATGCGAGTACCGCAAAAGCTGCAAAACAAAGTGTTAGCAACAAAACATCAGAAGTGATTGACAGCCTGGTTAGTCAGCCGACAAAGGATCTGGCTGATGCAATGGATACTTTTCAAAAAACCGATGCCTGGGCAAACGCTAAAGCAATTGATCATGCGTTAGGTGCTGTCGTTAAAAGATTTACTATCGATATATTTAATGACTTAGCAGAATTAACTGTAGGCAATGCAAGACGTGGAATAAAAAACCTCTTTACTGAAGACGAAACACAAAATGTATCACGTCAGACTAGCCTGGCTCCGAAGGGGTATACAAACAATATTTCTGAAGACATTGGAAAGGTTGTTGCACGTGAGATAAATAATAAAGAAGCCACGATAAAACTGGAAGTTGAAAGTAAAGATGCCAGGGTCAAAACCAAAGCGGTTAAGACCGAAGGCATGGATATTGAAATGGATAGTGCGTTGGATGTGGGGGGTGCGCTATGAACTTAGTTTTTTTATTTGCATGTGCCAATACCATCTTTAGACATTACACAATCGTTGCATCTGAAGTTTTTACGGTTTTTAGTGGCGGTACATTCGCGGGTTTTGTTTTCTGGCCAACCATTAACCTTAATCGTAATATATTTGCCGCCCAAATCAATATAGCGCAGCAAAAATTTATTAAATTCGTAATTAATCTTCTTATCTTTATTCAAGTTGGTGTTCATAACGTGTATTTGAAGGAAGCGCTGTACATCACCTTCAATGCCATTACATGTAAAGCCAAGATTTTTTTTATTAATTTCCTCACACTCGTAACCAAAAACAATACTCGCTGGAGTAGCGGCTATCGATACAGTGGGAAGCAACATCAAAATAAACAACAGCTTTTTCATAACATTATCCTTAATTATTGTGATGCCCCTAGTGTAGCACATGGGAGGATTTTCGCATGAGCCATAATGTGATTGGTAAATTTCGCGACGCAGCATTTATTGTCACCAGCGAAGACCTGGAGTTTGGTCGTCGCAATGTAGTGCACGAATATCCGTCGCGCGATGAACCTTATGTTGAAGACCTCGGTAAGAAGGCACGAAAATATAATATTCAAGTCTCCGTAATGGGGGCTGGCTGGCAAGAAGCGCGTGATAAGTTACTGGATGCCATTGAGTTACCTGGGGACGGTACATTGCTGCACCCCAAATATGGCAGCATGGTTGTTTCAATTATTGATGCGCGGATGAGTGAGTCGTCACGCTCTCATGGCAAAGCCACCTTCACGTTGACTTATGTTGAAGCCGAAGCCAAGCCACGATATCCAAACTCAACGTATGACACTGCCTCGGGTGTTAATAAACAAGCGGATAAATCCATTGCCGATAGCATTAATGATTTTGCATCAGTCTTTGATGTGCTGGGTCAGGCACAAAGTTATGTGGATGACATTACCAAAGAGCTCGGCGATATTCTTGGCGCTGTTGAAAATGTGACGGGTGCGGCGACTGTTCCTATCGCAAGCTTAATTCGTACCCCATTTAATATGGCAGTTGCCATTGCCGGTTCTTTTTCTCGTGTTCAGACTTTGCTCGATGAACCAGGCAATGCCCTTAACTTGTATAAAGGTGTGTTTGAGAAGGAGGAGCCTACCTACCCTTCAACCACTACACCACAGGGACGACAAGCGGCAACCTCAAAACAAGCGCTGGTGACATTGACTAAACGCATTGCTATTGGTGAGGGTGCAAAAACAGCGGCCACCACAAACTTTGCAACCAGCAATGATGCGTTGCGTATTCAACAAGAATTAGCCGATGCGCTAGACCAACAAATTGAGCAAGAAAATATTGTTGATGGCTCACCGATTGCGGATGAGATGTATTTTAGTTTAGCGGAATTACGTGTTGCTTTGATTACTGACTTACGCACACGTGCCGCCCAACTACCCAAAATTAAAACACACACACCACTGACCACTTTACCCGCATTAGTCATTGCGCATAACGTTTATGGTGATGCGACTCGTGAAGCCGAGTTGGTTACACGAAACAAGATTGCACACGCTGGTTTTGTTCAAGGTGGCCAAGCATTGGAGGTGTTAACTGATGTCTAATTTAACACTAAAAGTGGATGGCCAGATTTATGGTGGCTGGAAAAAAATTAAAATTCAACGTGGTATGCGTCGCTTTGCAGACACCTTTGAACTTGAGTTAACGGATAAGTGGGCAAACTCAAAAACAAAACGTGTTGTTAATGAAGACAGCCCGTGTGTGATTGAGATTGATGGTGAAACAGTCATCACAGGTTACACCGATGATGTGATCACTAATTACGATGATAAAAGTCATAGCTTAACAGTGAATGGTCGCTCTAAAACAGGGGACTTAGTGGATTGTTCTTCGTTAAGAAAACCCTATAAAAATTTAGATTTAACCGCTATTGCAAAAAAAGAGTGTGCGCCTTTTGGCATTAACGTGGTGGTTGAATGTGATGTGGGTGAACCGTTTAAAAAAGCATCACGAGATGTAGCCGAATATTATCATGAGTTTTTAGCAAAGCTGGCCACCTATCGCGCGGTGCATTTAACAAGCAATGCACAAGGTGACTTAGTGATCACCCGTGCCAGTAAAGAAAAAATAAGCACGGCACTAATACTCGGTGAGAATATTTTAACCGGATCGGGTAAACGCAGTAAGCGTGATCGGTTTCATACCTATACCGTTACAGGTCAACAGGCGGGTGATGACTTTATCAATGGCAACGCAGCAGCCCATATCGACGGTGTGGCCATCGATAAAAACATTCGTAAAGAACGCACCCTTTATATCGTCCCTGATGATCTCACTTTAAACGATGCCAAACGTATTGCAGAAAATGATCGCAATATTCGTTTTGGTGAATCTCAGCCTGTGACTTACACCGTAAACGGTTGGCGACATGCAGATGGTTTATGGCAACCAAATAAGTTGGTTCCTGTTGTTGACCCCTATAACGAACTTAAAAAAGATTTATTGATTGTGCATACCACATTTATTGAGGATGAAGATGGCGAGCGTACCGAGTTGCAATTGTTACCGCCTGAAGCATTAGATTTAATTCCTTTACCGGAAGAAGCTAATGAGGACAGTTTTTTATGATGCGCACGCTTAACATGGTGTTAAAACCTTTGCGTCGTAAAGTGCGCCAGTTGGTTTCGCGTGGTGTGGCGACACTCATTGACCCGAATGAATTAATGCAAGTGCTACAGGTTGAATTGCTCAAGGGTGAAGTGCTCGATGATGTTGAGCATTTTGAAGGCTATGGCTTTACCGCGCATGCACCAGGTGAACCTGAAGTACTCACGGCATCATTAAACGGGCAACGTTCACACACGGTGGCCATTGCGGTGGCGAATCGTATTTTCAGATTAAAAGGTTTGGCAAAAGGTGAAGTCGCAATTTATACCGATGAAGGTGATGTGCTTCATTTTAAAAACGGCAATGAAATTTACATGAACACAGCCAACAAGCTCACTGTGATTGCAACTAACCAGGTTGATGTCACTAGCCCCGCTGTCAATATTGTTGCCAGCACCAAAGTCACTATGACCACTCCGGAATGTGAAATCACCGGCCTATTAAATGTAGGCGGCGACATTACAAGCGGTGCACAAATTAGCGATGCCGCCGGTTCTATGCAAGGCATGCGTGACACGTACAACGGTCACGGTCACCCCGCATTAAATACACCACCGACTGAGAAAATGACCTAATGGATATGGCACTTAACTTTGATAACAAGCAGTTTGATATTGGTGTTGGCCAAGACGACATCGATCATGACTTGGGTTTGCGTACGGCTGTGATGATCAGTCTATTTACCGATGCACGTGCACGTGATGATGATGAAATTCCCGATGGCACAAATGATAAGCGTGGCCATTGGGGTGATGCTTATGAAGACGACATCGTGGGTTCACGCTTGTGGTTGCTCGAACGGGCTAAAGAAACGCAAGACACTTTAGACCGTGGCAAACAATATGCAACTGAAGCACTGGGTTGGTTTATTGAAGATGACATTGCATCAAAAATAAATGTGGAAACGTATTGGTATCGCTCTGGTGTGATGGCGATTGTTATTACCATGACCATGCTTGATGGCAGTAGCTATGAAGAATTATTTGAATATGAATTAGAGGCGGCTTAAATGTCATTTAAAAGACCCACAATCGCAACGCTAAAACAACGCTCTCGCTCTGATGTTGAAAGTGAAATGAATAGCACCTATGGCTGGTTGCGTCGTAGTTTAGTGGCTGTGTTGAGTAAAGCCTTTGTCGGTGTCGCGCACGGTTTGCATGGCCACATTCAATACGCATCAAAACAGGTGGTACCTGGCTACGCGACCGATGAAGCCGTTATTGAACAGCAAGCAACATTATATTTAAAAGAAGGTCGCAAGGCGGCGGCTGGTGCAAGTGGCAATATTAATTTAACGGGTACGGATGGAAAAGTACTACCCGCTGGCAGCGTCTTCCAACGCGCGGGGTTTGATTATGTAACCGATTCCGATGCTACGATTGCCGGTGGTGCTGCCACCGTTGCAGTAACCGCAACGGTTGAGTTTGATGGTGCGGGTCAAGACAGCAATGCAGATGAAGGTGTGACCCTTACGTTAACCGTTGCCGTTGCTGGTATTAATTCTAATGCATCCGTTGCGGTGAATGGATTAAGCGGTGGTACCAATCAGGAAACATGGGATCAGGTTAACCAGCGCATACGTGAACGCATTGCGAAAAACCCCAATGGGTCAAACAACGATCAATACGAAGTGTGGGCACGCGAAGTGGCCGGTGTCACCCGTGCCTGGTCTTATAGTAATTGGATGGGCTATGGCACGGTCGGCTTGTTCTTTGTGCGTGATGATGATGCTTCACTTATTCCCGATGCGGCAGAAGTACAAACCGTGCAAGATTATATTGATGTGTTGCGACCTTCAGGCATGAAAGGCTTTAGTGCCATCGCACCCACTGAAGTGGTGCAAAACTTTGAGATTCAAATTAATCCTGCAACCGATGCGGTTCATAGTGCGGTTGAAGCGGCCATTCGTTCTTTGTTTTTACGCGAAGCAAAAGTTGAAGACGGTACTGGTAATGCAACGCTACCCATTTCACACATACGTGAAGCCATCAGTAATTCAACAGACGAAGAAGATCATGTTGTTGTTATCCCCGCTGCAGATGTCACGTTGAACAAAGGCGAGCTATTAACAGTGGGTGCATTTACTTGGAGTGTTTTATAAATGCCAACTGTTGACGATTATCAACTTCAACTTAAACAACTTCACCCGCGCGGTAAGTTGTGGACGTCGTTGCTGCGTGATGATTCTGTTTATAGCAAATTCTTAAAAGGCATAGCGACAGAGTTTGCACACATTAATGAACGTGTTGTTGATTTAATGGCCGAAGCCGATCCACGTAGCACGGTTGAGTTGTTGCCTGACTGGGAGCAAGCGCATGCAATACCTGGTGATTGTGGTTACTTAGGTGCAACCATAGCAGAGCGTCAACTGTTATTAACGGCCAAGGTCACAGAACAAGTTAGTGATAATAATCAAGAACTAATTGATACAGCAGAATTTTTAGGCTTTGCACCGGCAACGACAACTGAATACGAATCACATTCGGTAGATAGCAGTGTTGATGCTCCCTTGTATGGCGAAGACTGGCGCTTCGCAATTAAGTTATCAGTAACAGACCAGGCAGTGATTGCGTTCACAGTTGAAAGCGCCGTGGATGAATCGCTTGGCCAAGAATTACCGCGAACAAAGTTGGAGTGCACCATTAATAAAACCGCACCCGCACATTGTGTCGTTATTTTTGAATATTTATAAGAGGAGTAAGTATTATGGAACCACGTAACTATGCCGCCAATGCTGATGCAGCGCCACCCGCTGCACCCGCTGTCCCATCGACCGGTTACCCACGTACTGCTGATCCAGGCGCAGGTCAGGAAGCAACCATACCAGGGCCACATTGGTTTTATAAAATTGGTGAGTCTTTTCGAAGACTTATTGTTGCTGCAGGCTTTACGCCTGACGATGCAGATCTAAATATGGTATTAGATGCCGTTCAGGAGTTCGATATAGGCGTCAACCAAACTTTGCAGGATGTAGCTGTAAGCAGAAGTGCGGGAGTAACGTATTATAATGTAGGCAATAAGCCTATAGCTGTATACATAACATCAAATGTTAGTACAGTCATTGAATTAGTGATCGATGGTCTTACCGTATCTAAATATCAGCCCAACTCAGATGTTTTTAGCGTTGCAGGTATCGTCCCTCCTGGCAGTTCATATGTATTAAACATTACAGGCGGTTCGGTCAGTTCTTGGGTTGAATTAAAATAGGATGAAATGAAATGGAAAAATATAAAGTAAACAATAAAGTACATGAAATCGAGGCGGGATTTGAACATCTATTGCCGATTGGCGCAGTTAAAATTACAGATGCTGGGGCGATTGACTTACTTAAACCAACATTGCAAGAAGGTAAAGAATTAAAGATTTTAGATTTATATAAAGCTTGTAGCTTACATATATTAGCTGGATTTACATCTGATGCTTTAGGTACTTTTCACTCTTACCCATTAACTGAGCGCGACCAGTCAAACCTTAATGGCGTTGTGACTGAATCAATCATTAATACATCAGATAATGCATGGCAGGTGCCATTCTGGTGTGCCGATGCTAATGACATATGGGATCGCCGCATACACGCTCACGCACAAATTGAACAAGTTGGCCAAGCAGCAGCTATTCATGTGCGAGATGCACAAGATAAATTGAAAGGATTAGTTGACCAGGTAAATGATGTTGCAACTGATACTGAAGCGAAGGTTGATGC